TGACTTATAGGATTTAACAGTATGACGACTAAAAAGAAGTTCTTAAAATGCCTTACACCTGTTGGAACAGCAGCTTACGCTTGGATTGCACGACCAGACGAGGGCCATGAGTTTTCGGACGGCAAGTATAAGACCACGCTTGTTATGGACGCCAATGATGCGGCTGTTGAGGCTGGCATAGCTAAGCTACAAGCTGCCGTAGTGGAAGCCGCTATTGCCGAGTGGGGCAAAGAGCCAAAAGTATATCGTTCACCAGTTAAAAATGGTGATGACATTGCTGACGAGAAGGAAGGCAAGGAAGACTTACGCGGCAAGTATGTCCTCACTGCAAAGAGTAAATTCCAGCCAGGCATGGTAGACGCCAAGCGTCAGGAGCTACCCGCTGATGTGTTTGTAAACAGTGGTGACATCATTCGTTTAAGCGGTGTTCTTATCCCCTACACAGCGGGAGGCATGAAGGGTATTGCTATTCAACTCCGCAACGTACAACTCCTTGAACAACGCGCTTCTACGGGTGGCGGTGACGAGTTCGATGATGTTGCTGGTTATGACGCACCTCTGACTGCATCAGTAGATGCTAACTCTGCACCAAGCGCCGAGACTTATGATGACAACGAAGACTTTTAACGTCCCTGTCAACGCCACTCACTGGCATCTTCCAGTTCAACCAGTTCCCGCCAGCCGCCCCCGTATCGGGCGGTTCGGTGCGTACTACGGAAAAAACTATGAGCAGTTCCGAAAGGACGCTCAGCCTCTAGCTAACTCAGCCACCTATACCCTCACTGATAAACCACTGGAGTTATGGATGGAATGTGTTGCTCTCAAACCCAAGCAAGGCAAGTTGTTATTCCCACGGGGTGACATTGATAACTATATCAAAGGCCCACTTGACGTTATGACTAAAGCAGGGGTTTTTTGGCGTGATGATGATCAGATTGTGCAAATGACTGCAGTTAAACGCTATTGCGTGGGTGACGAGCCTCCGCATATCAACGTCTGGTTCGTTGAACTGTCCGACAAACCCTACAAATAGGATTGACTATGTCTGAATGGCTAGACACACACATGCCCTGCCCGATTAGCTGCGGTTCCAGCGATGGATACAGCGTTAATGATCGTGGGTACGGAACATGCTTCAGTTGTGGCGGTAAGACGCTCCCGAAAGACTCACCGAAGGCTAATGATATGAACACAAAGAAGGCACATGACTTACTCCCAACTGGTGTGTTTAAACCATTGGTAAAAAGAAAGATAGACGAAGAGATCTGCAAGAAGTTTGGGTACTCCATAGGCGAAGACGCCAAAGGTAACGTAGTGCAGATTGCAGCATACCGTGACGATACGGGCCACATCATAGCCCAGAAGCTACGATATGCAGGTAAGGACTTTAGATCTACAGGTGATATGAAGAAGGCTGGCATGTTCGGTCAGCACCTTTGGAAGACCAAAGGAAAGCGCATCGTAATCACAGAGGGAGAGATTGATTGCTTAGCATATGCAACTGTCACGAATGGGACTTGGCCTGTTGTGTCTGTAAAGTCAGGAGCGCAGAGTGCAAAAAGCGATATCAAAAAATCGCTAGAATTTTTAGAGGGATATGAGTCTGTCGTTTTCCTCTATGACCAAGATTCTGTCGGTATTGCAGCGGCACACGAATGTGCGGCATTACTATCGCCCGGCAAGGCTTACATAGCCACGCTACCTCTTAAAGATGCAGGGGAAATGCTAGAACAGTACATGGTTAAGGAACTATTGACTGCAGTCTATGATGCCAAAGCGTTTCGCCCTGACGGCATAGTCTCTGGTGCTGACATATCGATGGACGATCTACTGTCCGTAGTCAAACCTGGATTTAGTATTCCCTACCCAAAGCTGGCGGCTAAGTTGCACGGCTTACGCAAACGTGAGCTAACTCTAATGACTGCGGGATCAGGTATCGGAAAGTCAACGCTTGCCCGTGAGATAGGCTACCACTTAGTCAAGGAGCATGGCCTTACGATTGGCAATGTCTTTCTTGAAGAGTCCTTCACAAAGACAGCGCACGGGTACATTGCAATTGACAACAATGTTCCGCTAGGTACTTTGAGAGAAGAACCAAACTGCATCACGCCAGAGGCTTACCAAAAGTCTTTGGACAGTGTCGTTAAGACTCAATACTTCTATGACCACTTCGGCTCCATAGATAGTGAGAACTTAATATCCAAACTAAAGTTTATGGCTACCTCTTTGGAGTGTGACTTCATCATCCTAGACCACATTAGCATCGTGGTGTCAGGCCAGAGATCGAGCGGCGAGGGTGAGCGTAAAGACATTGACCTACTTATGACTGCACTGCGTGGTCTGGTTGAGCAGACGGGTGTCGGCCTCATAGCTATCACACATCTAAAGCGTCCCGATGGTGGGCGTAAATCATATAACGAAGGTGGTCGAGTCACGCTGCAGGACATGCGTGGGTCAGCATCACTTGAGCAATTATCGGACAACATCATTGCTGTGGAGCGTGACCAACAGGGGGACAACCCTGATCAATCACGCATCCGTCTACTAAAGAACCGCGAGTTCGGTGACTTAGGAGAAGCAGATCTAAATGAGTTCAACACAACAACTGGTCGCCTACTTCCTGCCAAGGAAGGCGGTGGGCCAATCATTGTGGATAACGACTTTGATGATATTCCATTCTAAAAAAGGAAGAGTAAATGAAAGTATTAATTGCAGACCTAGAGGCCAACGGCTTGCTAGATACTATTACCCGTCACTGGTGTCTATCAATTGGTGATCCTTTAACAGACGAGGTTATCTGTTACGCAGATCAGGCTGGTTACAGGCCAATGAAGGAAGGCTTTGAGAGGCTAACTAAAGCTGATCGTGTCGTGTTTCACAACGGCCTAGGCTACGACCTTCATGCAATTAATCTATTCGTACCCGACCATCTTAAACTTAAATTCAGTCAGGTCTACGACACGCTTGTTATATCAAAGATGTTGTTTCCTGATCGCCGTTCCCATGCACTGGCAGCATGGGGTATTGACCTTGGGTTCCCGAAAGGTGACTTCAACGACTTTGATAAGTGGCATCCAGCGATGGCTACCTACTGCAATCAAGATGTACTTGTCACTATGAAAGTGTATCGCAAATTGCAGAAGGAATTGATTGGCTGGTTCAAACAGAAGAAAGTGGATTGGAGGCCAGCAGTGGCGCTGGAACACAAGGTGGCGTTCTGTTTGCATCTTCAAGAGCAGCACGGGTTCAAGCTGGACATGCCTAAGTTAACTGAGCTATACATCGAATTGTCAGGCGAAAAGGCTGACATAGAAAGGGGACTTCAAGAACTCTTTAAGCCTGTGTTTATACCTGAGAAAGCTTCGTGGGATTGGAAGGCCCGTGTGTGGAATGATGTAGAGGTAACCCTACCTAAAGTATCGAACAAGGGCAGGGGTGTGACTAAGGGTATCCCGTATACCAAGGTAACTCTGCAACCATTTAATGCTGGCTCCCGTCCTCAGTGTACATACCGCATAAGCCAAGCGCATAGCGATTGGGAACCCGTCAAGACCACACCAACTGGTGTACCTCAGATCAATGAGGCTACGCTAAAGAACCTTATCTACCCCGAAGCTGCTGCACTTAACCGTTATCTGAGGATCAGTAAACAGTTAGGCCAAGTGTCCGAGGGCGCTAATGCGTGGATGAAGTTGGAGAAGGGTGGTCGAATACATGGCAGGATAAACCAAGTAGGCGCAAGGACACATCGCATGTCCCACTTCTCGCCTAATGTTGCCCAAGTGGATAAGAAGGATCTCCGTATGCGTGAGGTCTGGACTGCTAATGAAGGTGACAAGTTGGTTGGTTGTGATGCCGAGGGCTTGGAGCTAAGAGGATTAGCTAACAGACTATTCCCCTATGACGGCGGGGCTTATGCCAAGGCTGTTATCTATGGTGACAAAGCCAAAGGTACTGACGCTCATAGTCGCACTATGAAAGCGGCTGGAATGCCAGACCGGGATTCTTCCAAAACCCTGATTTACGCCACGCTCTATGGTTCAGGTAATCCTAATTTAGGACAGATCTATGTGTCTGCTTGGAAGTCTCATGGTGTTGTCAAGAAGGGAAGGCTGGCTGGTATAGGCAAGCGCATTCGCAATGACTTAGCCAAGGGTATTAAGGGGTTAGAAGAACTCACAGATCTGTGCAAGAAACAGACCCGTGAGCAGAAGTATCTTATCAGTGCTGACCTTAGACCGATCCTATCAGACTCAGAACACAGCAGTTTAAATTCGCTGCTTCAGTCTGACGGGGCTGTAGTTATGAAGGAGGCTCTGGCTCACTTTCATTTCAAACTCTGCGTAGATGCTGGTCATGTTGACCCTGTCTCGTTCTATCCC